TTTACACATTCAATATAATTTTCTAGCTTATATAAAATATATATACTTGGTATTTTTTCTAAATCTTTATAGATTTTATTTAATATTTTTTCTCTTTCACTGTACATATTTCTATCTCCCTTTAACTATATTATTTTTTATATATCCATGTTTCTTCTATTAACTATTGTATCTATAAAATTTTCTGTTAATATACAATTATAATAAACAGTTTCACATAATTGAGTAATAATTTTACTTATTGTAGTATATTTATCATCTTCAATTTTTTCTTGTTCTTCTTTTGTCATATTTTGAAATTTTAAATATTCATAAATAAACTTTAAAGTTTCACTATTACTACTTTTTAATCCCTTTTTTATTTCTTCTCTTATTAGATCATCTTTTACCATCTTTTTTCTCCTTAATATATTCCTACTTCTCCCAATTTTAAAATCATTTTAAAAAAGTTTATATATGAGATTATTCTATGGTATACACCTTAGTAGTAGTATACACTCTTTCCCACTCTTATTGCCTTTAAATCAATCATTTAACCTCTCTCGCTTTCTTATTCTTTTGGTATACACTTTTCAAGAGTGGCTAATATTAATTCATACTTTAGAGTAGTGTCTTAATATACTTTTTTATTGATAGAGTAGTGGTTGTTATTCATTAAAGCATCTTAATAATTTACTTTGATAAACATATTTATCTATAAATTTTTTATCTTTTTTCCTGAATTCTAATGCTAAATTGTTTAATCTATTATCGAGTTTATTTTTATTTATATGTTTAATTTTAAAATAATGTTTTGCATAATCCCCCATAAATGTAATCCATACCAACTCATGAATATAAAATTTTTTTCTCACATTCCTATTACTTAAATTCACTGTTTTATATCCTCTTACAATTGTTGGTTTTAATTCTTTCCATGCAATACAACCGTAATTAACTTTATCTAATGTTTGATATTCAAATTTTGTTTTACTACTAAATACCCTTCCAGTAGATGTTACATAGTAATCGTCAAATCCTAATACTGGAGCTGCTTTTTCACCTTCATTTAGATACTTACTTATTGTATCCTTCATCAAGTTCTTCCAGCAGTTCTCTGTTGTGTTCACGATAATCCTCTCCCCTCATGATTCTATCTTGTATATATTTATCAAAAGCTTCTTGGCTTTCAAATTTGTATCTAGTTTGCTTTGCATATTTATAACCTTCGCTTAATGCTTGTCTTTCAGCTTCTACAATAATTATGTCTAATCTTTTCATAATATCCTGATAAAGCTTATTATTAAGATCAGCATCATGCTTTGCACATTTTTCAAGAAGCTTATCAATCTTTAAGTAATTTCTCGCAAATAGTTTACTACGAATAAATTCATAATTGTGGGTAGTTGTTGCATGAGGCTTTGTATTTCTAATAATATAGTCTTTTGCCTTTTTATCCTGTATTTCTCTTTGTTTATCTAGTATAGGTTTAAGTGGTTCATAATCCTTTAAAAATAAACTCTCTATGACTTTTATAAGTATTTTTAAGAAGCTCATTATAAGATATAAGTTAAATCTTAAAACTTTAAATATACTTGAAATAACAACTTCTAACCATGAATTATACTGTCTTTCTTCTTGATAACCATCTAGATGTTCTTCTTTGTCTAGTCTATAAACTGCCTTAGTTTTCTTATCTCTGTCTAGTATTTCAATTTTATCCATAGGTTTCACCTTCTTATAAAGATAATAAGTAAGCTCTAGCACTCCAGTAGCTATCAAAACTTAATTGCGGTATTCCTGATATCTTGTATTGTGATACTCCTATTTTTACTATTTTCATTTTCTTTTCCCCCTTTATTGAAAAAATACTAGCTATGCAATATAATTAAATTGATTGGTTGTAGTTATACTACATAGCTAGGTGTTGCCTTTTGGGTAGCGCCTTTTTTATTTGTGTAATGCAGTTGCTAACTCTTTGAAAGTCATATCTGGATTAATTGCAGCTATAATTTGTAATAGTTTTAAGTTATCCATTGTTATATTTCACCCCCTTTCTACCCTTCCATTTTCTTTAATATTTTAGATTGATAACCTTCTACTATGGCATTAAATATTCCCATATTAATTTTTCTCCAGTTACTGGATGCTTACCAGCAGTTTTTCTTTTTCCTTTGCAACATTCTGAAATATTTGATGGGTGCTTCATATTGCAAAAATCTCCAGCTTCTCGAATAGAATTAAAAATTTCTCCTGTATTTACACATTTAACTTTTTTAGCAACTGGACTTTTATCGCCTTTCATTCCATACATAGGATTGTTTACACCACTAAATGCAACTCTTAATTTGTTTTTTGTTGATTCCGTGTGATGTTTGCCATACATAAAATGTTTTTCCCCTGAAATTGATTCACTTATTTTTTTATTTCTATTCCCATAATTATTATTGTATTTACAATTACACCACTCTAGATTTTCTACATTGTTGTTGTCTCGTTTTTCATCTTTATGATTAACTTGTGAATAGTTATTTGGATTAGGTATAAATGTTTGAGCCACAAGCCTGTGTATTGATTTAGCGTAATGTTTACCATTTTTAGATAAATGTACCTGTAAATATCCATATTTATCCACCCTTAGTTTAAGTATTTTTATTTCGCCTGTTCTTTTATAATTTAAGCTTCTTACTTGCCCCTTGTTGCTAACTTCATAAAGTCCTTCATAGTTTTTTATTGGTTTCCAAGTTTCTTTCATAAGCCCCCCTATTTAGTTAATTTTCCTATAACCATTTGCTTGTAACCATTGTAAGCTTGGTAATATTCATTACTATTTAATTCTTTTATGCCTTTGTTGAATTTCTTTTGTATTTGCTTTTCTATGATCTCTGCATTGAATCCAGCATTTAGGCCAGTAGCATATAATTGTTTGACTTGTGTTTCTGTGATTGTCTGAGATGTCTTTTTAGGTTGTGTCCAGATATTCTTAACATTATTTTTTTTACTCTCTGGACCAGCGAATGTAGTTGTATCTTCTTTAGCTTCATATTCATCTTTTCCATGCTTGTTTGTAGCATCACTATCTTTTACATCATCTATCATAAATAAACCGTTTAAAGCATATTTACGAGCATATGAGCTACAACTACCAGTAATTTGTGGGCTATCCATTTTCTTACGTGCTTCATCTTCTCTAGCTAATGCACTATTTTCTATACTTTCACCAGTTTCTATATCTATTAACTTCGTAGTTGCTTTTATATAGTTTTTTCCACCTATTTCTTGTACGTCATCATTAATAAGTAAGATTAGATTATTAGTTTTTAAAAGTGGTTTTGCAGCTTCTAAGATTGTTTCTGTACTTCTGTAATTATAATTACCAAATTTGTTATATAAATTTTTAGGAGCTTTGAGCTCTTGTTGAATATTGAATAATTTTTTATATATATTCATATTTATCCCCCTTATATAGCTTCTCTATGGCTATTTTCCATTAAATCAATGTAAGCTAAATCTAAAATATCGTATAATTCTACTTCCTGTTGTTTATAAGTTTCATAAGCAGCTTTTATAATACTTTCCTTTTCTTCTTGTGGTATATCGTTTCTGCTACTATTTTCTAAGAATACTTTGTAATATGCCAAGTAGTTCTCTTTATCTTGCATATTAACCATTTCTCTAGTATCGTTATAAATTTCTTGTTTAGTTTTCATTTAGTTAGTCCCCCTTTTCTTAGCTTGTATCATTAATAATTTATGCTCTAGCTCGTCTGGAGTATAATCCCTAAAATGCTCATTAAATGTGTCATGATACTTGGTTTTTACTGGATAATTATTATTGTGATAATCCTTTGTATTTGCCCATGTATTGCTTTTATTATTGTCATCTGTATTACTCGTTTTTGATTCTTTAGCTTGTCTATCTTCTTCCTGTTGCTCTTTTTTTATAGTGTCATAACATTTAGCTATATAACCTATATGATATCCTTTAGATTTGAACTCATTGGCTCTCTCTATCGCTTTTATAAGTGTGTCAGTATCAAGTTCTTTCAAGTATTCTCTGTCATTGTCATTTAGATCTCTTTTAACTTTTGCTTTTTCATTAACCAGTAACTCGTTTGTAGAAGCTTCAACTATTTTTTTAATGTTACTATTTGCATCATCTGAATTTGTATCGTTTTTTGTTTCTGCTGTAGCTTCTTTTTTACTTGAAACTAGGTATTTATGTATGTAGTAAATATTGTTCCAACCTTTTTTAGTTTTACGTTTAGCTTTGGTTATATATTTCTTTTTTATTAAGCTATCTAATATTTTTCCTAAAGTATTTTCACTTATACCTGTTTCATCTTGTATTTGTTTTCTAGTAGGAAAGCTATATTCTAAGGTTTTATTGTTATAACTTATAAGATAAATCAATACAAGCTTTTCATAACCTTTAATATTTGTATCTTTCCATATTTCATTTTTAAATCTAGTATATTTTTCTTCTTGCATTAATTTACCCCCTATCTATTAAATCTTTTAGGTGCTTCCAATAGATTTATTGGTTTGACGTGCCACCTTAATTTATGATTTTAGGAGTTGCTTTTTTTATTTTTTCGTTTCGTTGATGTGTTTTATATTTATATAGTAAACTATTTCGTTTCGTTAGTCAATATTTTTTGTAAACTTTTTTATTTTCTTTCTAT